CTACAGGGAATAGAGGCATCTTCGCACCCGCAGGCGAGATCATATACTTAGGCGTTCCGCCTGTGGTATGACGACCATTGAATGCTACTATACGACCAGATATATCTCTTACAGGAAATACAATCCTGCCGATATGATCAGGGTCATGATGCTGAAACGCTTCAAACTTCTTGTATGTTTCAGGCTTAATGTCTCTCCAATTGCCGAGATAGGGTGTAATATTTCGAGGAAAAGACAAACCAACCGACTCAGACCTCTTAGCTTTAATAGTCTTTTTTAGTAATTCTCGTCTAAGTTGTAGTTGATTTGCCTTTTCGCCGAAATGAGTAAAAAGGTTTCCTTTATGCCCACAGGAAAAGCACTGAAATACTCCAGTAATACGATCAATACGCATACTAGGATTTCTGTCATCATGCTCAGGATTGAGACAGCGTACTAACGCATCTGCACCTTTGGGTATAAAATAAACATCTTTACTGGTTAATAGTTCTTCTACTGTCATACTATATTAGTCTCTGTGAGTGTGCGTACAATAAAAATATTCACCATATTCATCTATTATCTTCTCTGGGTATCCATTCTCTATAAACCATGCCTTACGTTCTTCCCACTCCATTGTAGAGAACCAACCTTCTGGCACTGCTTTTGGGAAGCCATAGAGGTATCCTTGAGGAGGGTCTACTAACATCATCTTACAATATCCTTAATCTACTGTTACCACAAAACCTTGGTCGGTACTGCGAATATGGTTGACTACTCTACCTTCTACTGTGTCCCCTATTTTTACACGAGGGCCTCCAGTCGCTTCAAACACGCCTAGATCGTTGGGCATAATTGCCAGGCTGGGTGGGTGTCCTCCCATTCTTGGTCTGTTGTCTGATTCTGAATTTAATAAGAACTCATTTTCACCTTTAGGTGTCCACCAATACTCGTTATTCATACTGTTTCTATATCTAGTTGGTTCTGTCATCTTCCTATATCCTTAATGTTTTCTTTACTGATTACTTGGTACGCGCCTTTATTATAGGCGGGAGCCACTGTGAACGTTGCATCTTCTGTATAACTACGATCTGGAGCTACACACATACCTGCACCACTACCTGCGGATTTATACTCTGCAGTATCTCTGCGATAGGTATTAGAAACCTGTAAAGGTTCAAACTTGGGGGTGTAAGACTTGGTCTTCGGCAAAGGCTTGCGCTTTCTACCTGAAGCTGTGTGTCGTAAACTGCCGAATGTAAGTGCCATTTGCTTCTCTCCTCTTATTTATCCGTATATTATACGCAAAAGAAGCTAAGATGTCAAGAACTATTTTTAGATATCATCAATGTCTTCACCTGTTTTGTGTGAAGAATCTTCTCTTTCTTGGGGAGTGAGTGCAGACTCAGGGCCAATCTTCAAGCTGTCCCAATCTACTTCTGATGTGAATGACTTCATAGAGGCTGATCGCATTTTTACACAGTTGAGTGTAATACAAGCATCTTCATGATCCCACGTTTCCAACGTGTAAGCGGCATCTGCCGCATCAAGAATACCTTTAGCGAATCTAGCTTCTCCACTAGCATCTGTTTGATATGGTGAGAATACTGTGCAGTCGTATTCTTGTGCCATAGATTTTAAGGCTTTACTAACTTCAATCTGCTCTGTCCAGTCGTATTGTCCACCTGCACGAGATGGTAGACTCGACCGCTTTACCTGATTAATATAGTCAACAATAATGACACCAACATTCAGAGGTTTGACTTTTTTGTCAAGCTCTGCACGAATCTTGGATAATGTCAAAGAAGGCTCATATACTACATCTAACTGCTGAGTCGGGAGGAGCTCATGGTTAGCTTTCAGTACATTATGCAACTTATCAAAGTCACGATGTTCTCTATACTCCTTCAAGCGGTCTTGTCCATCAACATAGCGATTTGCCCACCAATTAGCTACAAGCTCCCACTCAGTAATATTTAAATTCTGAGTACGCAGACGCGCAAAAGGGATTTTAGTAGCTATGGAGCAACATCTCTGGAGGATAGATCGGCTATCCATTTCAATAGTGAAATAAATAGCCGACTTACCACTTTCGTACACATTGTTAGCAATGTTTGCACAAATAACAGACTTACCTGCACCACGTCGTCCACCGACCATAACCAAATCTCTAGGGGAGAACTGGATTTCATGATCGTACTCTTCATTGAGTCCGAACTTCATGTAACGGGCTAAATCTTCTTCTGGCTCGAACAGTTCAATACGTTGCATACTTTCCTGCGGATCTTGAAGATCAACCTTACCCTCAATGTCTAAGACAATTTGGTGTAGGTGGTTTACTGACTCTTCTGCATCCTCGAATGCAACAGAGTGTTCTACATAATCTTCTAGCGAGTCCAGAATTTCTTTCTGAGTATATTCGTTCTTTAGATACTGAAGAAGCATCTCGGCGTCGGCATCGACTTCGACAGCTTCAATCGCAAAAAGTTTTTCACGAGTAGCAGAATCACGAATCTCATACTTGAGATCTTCAACTGTGGGCATTTTATGAAAGGATTCGCAGTGCTTATCAATAACCTTATAAAGACTATGATACTCACTAGGCAGATAATGCTTATGCGTTACACTCCAGGTCTGAAAGTCCTGTAGCTCTAGCACTTGCTTTATAAGAGCCGATGCGATATTCAATTATAAACCCTCCCAAGTTTAAAGATGTGGGCAGACCCCGAAGAGCCTGCCCGTAATAGTACTAAGTTAGATTAAGCTGATGCTTTTTCTTTCTTAGCTGCGCCATCATAGTCAGAAGCGGTTAAGCCACGACGAGTTAGCATAGTCTTAACGCCACGAGCAGTTTTACCAATTGACTCAGCAATTGCTTCAACAGTCATGTCGCCGACTGAAAGGTCAGCCAAAGGATCTTCTTTAGAAGCGCCTTTAGTTACTTCTTGCTTAGGAATAGCATTGATGTCACCAGAACGTAACAAGCTAAGAGCTTTACCACGTACTGAGTTGACCGAACGGCCTAGAGCTTCAGCAATTGCTTCAACGAACGCACCGTCATTTACTAATGAAACGAAAGTTTGCTCTTCTTCTGGGCTATAAGTACGTACAGCTTCTACCTTAGGGGCAGGCTTAACGTGACCAGTTAATTCCATAGAAAGAATTTTACCTTGAATAGACTTAGGAGAGAACGCGCCATCTTCGAAATGACCTGCGATTTCTGCATAAGTATATTGACCGCTGTTGTCAGAAACAAAAGAGGCTAGAGTAGCTTCTTGAGCGTCTGTAAACGCACGGCTTGCTGATGCTGAAGCTAGTTCAACATCAAAACCCATTTTACGTAGTTTGCTAGAAACTGAACGGGTTGAAGTTTCAAGCTGGTCTGCTGCTTCTGCAACAGTTGCTTGGCTCACAGGTGACTCGTCACCTACGAAATTTGTAAGAGCGTCTGTACGCTCGTCTGTCCACTTAGGAAGTGCCATATTTTATTCTCCAATAAAATCTAATAAATTAGTTATGATTTCTACGCCAGATTCTCTGGCTTTAGTTGTTTTTGCGGATTCAACTCCGCTCTCGTTTACCAAATGTGTTACGTTTTTTGTTAAACTTGATTTGGTCAAGTAACCGAGCTCTTCTAGTATAGCGTTTGCTTCTGATTTAGTTTTGAAACTTTTTAGTTTACCACTAATGCAGACCACACCCTTTGTAGCTTGGACAGCACGAGGCTGACTAAACTGAAAAGTAAAGGGTAGAAGGCTAACAAAATAGAACTCTTCTTCGATCCATGCAGTAAGATTACTACTTGCCTTATCACCAAGTCCTGCGGAGCGGCACAAATCATAGTCTATTTCTTCAATATCTTTGCAGACCTTTGATAGCTTTTCCGAAGCAGTTTTGCCGATAAGCGGGATACTAAATGCAGGTAATAATACATTTAGGGGTGCGGAGCGAGAGTTCCCAAGTTCTTCTAGTAACTTTACAGCCAAGCGTTTTGAGCCAATGCTATCTTCCATCTCCTCAAGTGTAAGGTTATACAACTCTTCGAGAGTTACAATACCCAATTTCTTGATGGTTGCTGGACCAAGCCCTTTGATCTTCAAAGTCTTAGCGAAGTGTTCGATCAACTTGAGAGATCTCTCTCCGCAGTTGGGGTTTCTACAATACAAAAGAGAGTTGACGTCCTCAAGAACCGAATCACAGCTAGGGCAATTACTTGGCGCTTCAATGAATGTCATGGTCTCTCCTTTGAAATTGAATATGTATTATACGGGATTTTAACGTTTCTGTCAACAATTATTTTTTCACAGGTCACGAAGGTTCAACCCGTCTGACAATGCGAGGTATAATCTCACCAGAACGTATAACTTCTACTTGACACCCAATCTCAAGATCTAGGTCACGTATGTACTCAATGTTGTGCAATGTGGCTCTAGACACTGTCGCTCCGCCTATCTCAATGGGATTAAGAATCCCAACTGGACTGACTACACCACTTTTGCCTAGCTGCCACACCACATCAATCAAAGTTGTAAGTTCACCCATCTTCTGCTCTTTCAGAGCAAAAGCGCCTCGTGGGTGATTCGAGGTGTGTCCTAACTTCTCAAACTCAAAGTTATCTCGTAGACGATATACTATACCATCTGTAGGATAATCAGTGCAATCAAAAGAAAGTGCTGTATTGAAACCCATACGCTCAAGACCTTCAAGGGTCGCGTCAAAGTTTCTGTTTACCACTTTCTCTTGTCCGTAGGCTACGAAAGCTAAAGGACGTGTTGCAAACTCTTCAAGATCATTCAAACCGAGTGACCCCGAAGCGAAATTACGAGAATTAGGAACACTACTAGGAGCTACGACCTCACCAGTAATCTGAACCATAGCTTTAACACTAATTACTTCAGGTACTAGTAGTCGCATTTTATCAGTAATATCTCTTCCTTGTATGCCGTCGCCTCTTGTGAGAGCCAACTGGAGAAGCCCCTCAACGTACAGGAGAGATACTGCTGCTCCATCAAGTTTAGGAGTCTCGATACAATCCTCTACTGAAAGAGGTGCATCGTTAAGATCAAAACATTTTTTAAGCGAGTACATACGATAGGTATGAGGAATAGCATCAGTAACTTTATACCCTACGGCATTGTACTGGTGTTTCTCCGCTAGAAGATCAAACTCTTCGTCCGTCATAAACGGAACACCTTCATAGTATGCTTCACACGCTCTATCTAAAAATTCTTTCACTTATAGTTCTCCTAAAATTGAAATACTATTATACGGAATTTCAACTAAACTGTCAAGAACTATTTATAGAGATCCTGGATTAAAT